ATGGTGTCAACAATGAAAATCAGTTTATCTGCGCGCCAGGTTGGAGCAATAGGAGTTGCCAGAGTAACTGGTGCGTTACTGCGGTGTGGGTACAACGTGCTTACGCCTTACGAAGACTTTGCTGGCTACGATGTTGTAGCCGAGAAGGATAATAAATTCTTCCGCATCCAAGTTAAGACCTCGCAGGCGATGGAGCGGAACAGAGATAGGTTTAGGTTTAATACTGCAAGTGGGAGTGAGATTAAGAGGTTGATCGTTGGAGTTGATTATGTGGCGTGCTGGGCAATGAGCGATGACTTATTTTGGTTAATCCCAATCGCAAAATGCAAAACCATTACCACTAAATTTTGTCCATCGACAGGGCAGAGTTGGAGGATATTCCAAAACCTATGACCGAGAAAGAGGCTTTGGAGTACTTTGAGAAGGGGTTGCAGAATGCAACTTCTTTCGACGATGCCGTTGAGTGGGTAAAGAAGAACCAGGGCATAGTGAGGAAATTAAGCATGCAGGCAATGATTAGAAAGTTTGATGAGGACATTAGCTTGGCTAATAAGACTTGGTTGAACTAAAAGAGTTCTCGACGCGCTATGGTTGGGTTTGCTAAAACCAACGGATGGGAAAAATCAATAGCAGGGCGAAGGGTGCGGCAGGAGAACGTGAGCTAGCAAATTACTTACGCGAGCAGGGGTGGAGGAAGGCTCGCAGAACCCAGCAATACGCTGGCAATCCAGAGGGTGGATCTGGTGATGTAGTGTGCGAAAACTTCCCCTTTCATATTGAGGGGAAAAGATGTCAGGCTTTAAAGCCAGAGGAATGGATGGAGCAATCTAAACGCGATTGCCCAGCAGGTAAGATCCCAGCGGTATTCTTTCGTCGCAATGGTCGCAAGGAGTGGCTAGTCATTATGACCGCCGATAGCGTATGCGAATTAGCTCGCCAAATCGCACCATCAAATGTCACTATCGATTATGTACAAAACCAACCCACGCATACAGCGGTAGCGAAGGGGTTCTTTGTCCAAACTATTAATCCCAATTCACCTTAACCCTGAAACAAAACCAAAACCAAAAAGAAAGGTACGAAAATAAATGAGCCTAACATTAAGTGAATCGGCTAAAGCAACAGAACGTCAACTGCCTGAGGCAGGTTCGACGATGGGAGTCCTGGTCGGATTAGTTGACCTTGGCTGCCAAGAAACCAATTGGGACAATGAGAAGAAGTTCTCACCAAAGGTGCGGTTAACCTTTGAGTTGCCTGACCAGGTGATCGACGGCGAGGTGACTGAGAATGGCAAGACCACAAAGGTGACAAAGCCAATGATGGTTAGCCTAGAGCTGACTCGTTCGCTGGGTGAACGTGCTACTCTTCGCAAGCATCTTGAGTCTTGGCGCGGTGCAGCCTTCACATCGAAAGAGCTGGCCTCGTTCAGTCTAAAGAACCTACTTGGCAAGGCGGCGCTCCTAACATTGATGCACAAAACATCGGTGGCAGGTCGGCAGTACTGCGCGGTAAATGCGATCAGCAAACTTCCTAAGGGCATGACTGCCCCCAAGGAGTCGGTTAACTCGCATATGTTCTACGAGATTGAGAGCATGGAGAATGATGTGTTTGAATCCATGCCTGAATGGCTACAGGACAAGGTTCGCGCCAGTAAGGAATTCCTGATGAAGTCAGGGAAGCCTGCTGCAGCCAAGTCCAGTGATACGGATGGAGACGACAACCAGGTTCCGTTCTAAATTGTATGGCACTTACTATTACCAGTAAGGAGCCATCGACAGCTAGACTTGTTCAATCCGAGTCTAGCGGTCATTGGTATACCGAAGATGGTCAATCCGCCCATACTGTTATGGGTAAGAATGGAAACTTTAGAAACACAACTGTTGCCGATGCTAGGAAGATGCTTCTTTATCCTAGCGTCACTTCGATTTTGTCTCTTTTGGATAAGCCCCAGCTGACCAGTTGGAAAATTGAGCAGGCAATAATGGCCTCGCTCACCTTGCCCAGGGAGGAAGGTGAAACACTTGAGCTATACGCGCGCCGAGTAGTTAAGGATAGCAAGGAGTCCACAGGAAAGGCGGCAACCCACGGAACCCTTATGCATGAGCAAATGGAGCATATCCTATTGGGTCGGCCTACCTCAGAAGACGAAGTACTCAAACCCTACATTGAGACGTTTAGGAATTGGGCGATCAATAATGTAGAGAAGACGTATTGGTGCGAGAAGGCCCTGGTGGGCGCAGGCTACGCTGGGCGCTGTGATGCTTACGTCCGATTGAAGGGGATTGGTGATGCAATCATCGATCTAAAGAATAGGAAGGTGAATCCTAAGTATGATCCTTTCTATGAAACCTCTGACTGCCCCCAGCTCTGGGCCTACAAAACTGCCAGCGAGAATCCACAGGCTGCCTGCGTCTCAATCGTGCTTGCTTCTAATGACTCCAGCAAGATTATGACCAGGGTGTGGGACGAGAACGAGCTGTACCAATCTGGAATCGCATTCAATGCATTACTGAAGGTATGGGCATGGGTGAAGGGTTACACTCCGCCTGGAATGAAGTTATGACACCTCCGACGATTCAAGAGATGGCGGATCAGGCGGCAGCTATAACATGGCGCGTTATGGGTAAGGGATCGGATAAGTCCGAGTACGGAGATTGGCTGGAGAAGGATCGCCCTACCCACGACTACCATATTGCGAGGGCAATGCGCCACCTAGCCACGGCGCAGATGCAATTGCACAAGTCCACACCTTGCCCTGATAACAACGGAGAATCTAGTGTTGACCATCTTGAGCGCGCGCTGGTAAGGTCGCTGTTCGCACTAGCACAAATACGAAAGGAAGTACCAAGACTATGAAAGGAACAGAAGTAGAATTCAACTGGAACGGAGAAGAGTACACTGCGTCAGGTGAGCCATATTACGAAACATCGCATGAAGACGTTGGACCTTGCAGAGAGGGTGAGCATTCTATGGCGGAGATGGTTGATTCAGTCGAAATGTTCGACGTTGAAATCCTAAAGGATGGAGAAGTTGTAATTGATCCTGTGAAGGAATTGCTTGATAAGGCTACTGATCTTCTTTGCGTCAAGGCAGAGGATGATTTTTACGACTGCTAATGAAGCTCGCTCTTTCATGGGTCTGCTATCACATAGGAAACATAATCAGTTTAACTCTGATGCGTCTTGGGTTGGGTTATCCAACCTATGCTCGGCTTATGATCTGGTCTTCAGCATTAGATAAAGATGGAGTTATATGGAAGGAATGTAAACCAAGGAAAAGAAAGGCCAAGAAGAAATGAAAAAACTAGGAGTTATAACATTTGGCAAATCAAGGCCAGCGCCGAAGGAAGTTCTGGTGGATGTAACTTACGATGACAAGACAGGTGCTGAATTATTTAAGATTGGCATGCGTCTCCTTAAAGACGATAAAGAGACTGTGATTGGGTATGTGATTAGAAGTGCATTGATGCATGCGGCTAAAAAATGAAACGCGCATTGGTTACACAGGCATTCGGAGATAAGTGGCAGGAGCTGCTTAAAGTAACCCAGCCCAGGATGGAAGCGTACGCAAAGAGGTACGCAATTGATTTTATGGCAATCACAAAGCCTGTCACTGAACCAGTGCAGTACTCAAAGCTCGCCATTGGAAACATCATGCTGGCTAGGGGCTATCAGCAGGTGATGTTCCTCGATGCGGATGTATTGGTCACAGATGACTGCGAAGATGTTGGTTGCCCTGATTCGGAAGGTAGTCAGCACTTCTTCTGCGCCTTCGATGAGGGAGAGTTCTTGGATAGGAAGAATGGGATGGTTGAGCTTGCCAAGGGATTCGGCGGAAAGATTACGCCCAGGTTCTATGTTAATACTGGCGTGTTTGTGGTCAGCAATAAGTTCCTTGGACTATTCTCTTGCCCTCCGTTCGGATGTTATCCCAATCATTTCGGAGAGCAGACCTGGATGAATATTCAGGCTCACCTATGGGGCATGGAGCTTACGCCTCTTGATCCAGCCTATAACTGCATGACCAGCG